GAAACCAAATTCAGATTATATAAAAGCAGAATTAGAATGGTATAAAAGCCAATCTACAAATATAAGAGATTTACCTCAAGAAAAAACACCTAAAGCTTGGCAAATTACTGCAAATAATTATGGTGAAGTAAATTCTAACTATGGCAAATTAATTTTTTCAGATTTGTATCACAATCAATTTAAAAATGTTATTGAAGAATTAACTAAAAATGAATTTACAAGGAGAGCCTCAATGATTTATACAAGACCGAGTATTTGGGTTGAATACAATGATAATGGAAAAAACGATTTTATTTGCACAAATTCTGTAACATACTATATTAGAGATAAAAAATTACATTGTGTCGTACAAATGAGAAGCAATGATGCTGTTTTTGGATATAAAAATGATTTTGCATGGCAAAGCCATGTTTTGCAAACTGTTGCTAATATAATTGAAAAAGAAAAAGGAAATGTATATTGGCAAGTACAAAACTTACATATTTATGAAAAACACTTTAAGTATATCCTGGAAACTTAAATATATGGAGCTTGCAAAAACTATTGCTTCTTGGAGTAAAGATCCGTCTACACAAGTTGGAGCTATATGTGTTGGAGAAATAGGACAAGTATTATCACAAGGTTACAATGGTTTTCCAAGAGGAGTTTTAGATCTTCCAGAAAAATTACAAGATAGAACAGAAAAATATAAACATACTGTGCATGCTGAAATGAATTGTATTTATCATGCATGCAGAACAGGAGTTTCTTTAAAAGGATCGAGTATGTTTGTTTATGGTTTACCAATATGCCATGAATGTGCTAAAGCAATAATTCAAGTAGGTATAAAAAAAGTTTATTTTAATCAACAAAGCGAAAAAGAAAATTGGAAAGTTAGTTGTAATTTTTCTTTAGAGCTTTTTAAACAATGCGGAGTAGAGTATGAAACAATATAACACAACACAATTAAATCCTGATCAGGCTTTTGAAAGGCACATTTATCATCGCGATCAATTTGCACATTATTTAAGGTGGACACATGTTTTTAAACATGTTAAACCATTGGGAGAAAAAAAAGTACTTGATTATGGGTGCGGAAGCGGTAATTTAGCAGAGGTTTTATATCGTAATAGATATAGATGTAAAAATTATTTAGGTTTAGATGTAAGACAAAAAACTATTGATGAAAACAATGAAAAATTTTCTAAAGTAGATTGGGTTGAATTTGATCAAGAAGATTTAGTAAAAACTTGTGGAAGTAAAGCGCTAAATATGGGATATTTTGATGTAATTACATGTTTTGAAGTTGTAGAACATATTGGTAAAAAAAATATACATAGTTTTCTTGAAAATATGTCAATAAATGCACATGATGAAACTATTATTTTGTTATCAACGCCTAATTATGATCCTAAAGTAGGAGCTGCAAAAAATCATATAATTGATGGTGAAATATGTGAGTTTGATCATTTTGAATTACAAGATATTTTAAAAGAATATTTTTACATTAATGAAAAATATGGAACTTTTGCTAGTCAAAAAGATTATCGTGAGCTTTTAAATGATTGGCAAAGAGAATTTTATGATAGAGCGCATCATTATTGGGATTCAAATTTATTGTCAAATATAATGGCACCAATGTTTCCTGAACAATCAAGAAATTGTCTTTGGGTAATGAAACGAAAGATGTAAATAAAAATAGTTTATAATGTATAGAAAAATCTATACATTTTATGGCAAATTTATTTGATTCAGTAAATTATCCGACATCTGAGCCAGATATACTATTTTTAGGTGATCAGTGGAATTGGACCAGGCATGATCTTGCAACAGACTATCCCGTTGCAAGTTATTCACTTACATATAATGCAAGATTACTTAATGAACAAGGCACGACATCATTTGCAATTACAGCAAGTGAAATAAATAGTTCGTATGTAATTAGTGTTTCATCATCAACAACCCTAAGTTATACTGCAGGCGATTATTCTTGGAGTGCTTTTATTACAAAAACTTCAGATTCAAATAGAATTTCAGTTGATGAAGGTTTTTTTACAGTTAAAAAAGATAAAGCAACAGATTCTGGAGATTACAGATCTCATTCAAGGATAGTTTTACAAGCACTAGAAGATACAATACAAAATAAAGCTAACATAGATCAAATGTCTATGACTATTGCAGGTAGATCATTATCAAGAATGAGTGCGCAAGAAATAAGAGATTGGAGGTCACATTATAAAAGTTTAGTACTTGCTGAAGAAAAAAGAGCAAGAATTGAAAGAGGAAGAGCTTCAGGATCAACAATAAAGGTTAAATTTTAATGGCTTGGTACGATAGATTTACAAATAAACCTAAAAAATATAAAAAGGGTTTAAAGAGAAGTTACGCAGGTGCACAAACTGGTAGGTTGTTTGCTGATTTTGTTACTTCTGGGGCTTCAGCAGATACAGAAATATATTCTGCTCTTGTTACTCTTAGAAATAGATCAAGAGAATTAGCAAGAAATGATGGATATGTTTCAAGATATTTAAAAATGTTAGTTACAAATGTCGTTGGAGAGCATGGTATACGTGTTTCTATGAAAGCAAGAAATGATGATGGTTCTTTAGATAATATTGGAAATAATATAATTGAAGAAGAGTTTCGAAAATGGTCAAGATTAGGTAGCTGTACATCTGATGGTAAATTATCATTTTTAGATGCACAAAAACTATTTGTCGAAACTTTAGCTAGAGATGGAGAGGTTTTAGTTAGACATATAAATGATAAAGATAATGATTATGGCTATTCAATGCAATTTTTAGAGGCAGATCATTTAGACGAACAATTAAATAAAAAAAACACAAATAAAACATCTATAAGGATGGGTGTTGAGGTAAATGAATTTAACAAGCCTATAAATTATCATTTATGGACAAAACATCCTAATGAAAATCAAATATATTTTCAAGATCCAAAGAAAAAATATATTGTTGTGCCAGCAAAAGAAATGATTCATGCTTATATACAAAATAGACCTGAACAAACAAGAGGTGTACCATTTACAGCACCAGTTATGACATCTATTAAAATGCTTAACGGATATTTAGAAGCTGAACTTGTTGCAGCAAGAGTAGGAGCATCAAAAATGGGATTTTTTGTTGGTTCAGGTGATGAAGACTACGTTGGAGAAGATTTTGAAAATACCTATAATCCAGTTATGAATGCAGAAGCCGGTAGTTTTGAACAATTACCTAATGGAACATCTGTAGAAACTTTTGATCCTAATCATCCAGCAACTGCCTTTGGAGATTTTCAAAAATCAGTGCTAAGAGAAATTGCTTCAGGACTAAACGTAAGTTATGTAGAATTAGCTAATAATTTAGAAGGTGTTAATTATTCGTCTATAAGACAAGGTACTATCGCTGATAGAGATAATTACAGAATAATGCAAAAATTTTTAGTTGAACATTTTATTGAGCCAGTATTTAGAAAATGGTTAAATATGGCAATGACAACAAAAAAAGTTAATTTACCTTTTTCAAAATTTGATAAATTTGCACAAGCTGTAAGATTTATACCTAGAAGTTATGAATGGGTTGATCCATTAAAAGAAGCAAATGCAAGTATTAATCTTTTACAAAATGGTTTAGTAACTTTACAAGATATACAAAAGAAATATGGTCGAGATGTAGAAGAATTGTATGAGGAATTAGATAAAGAAAACGAATTAAGTAAAAATTATAATGTTGAATATGCGACACAACCTTATGGAACTAAATTTCCTGTTGATCCTGTAATTACAGGAAACGAAGAACAAGAAGATGGCTAGTTTTAAACCTACTTCTGGTATGAAAACAGAAGCTAAAAAAGGATTGGATTGGCGTAAGGAACATGGTCGAGGTGGTACAAGAATTGGTATTGCTAGAGCAAGAGACATTGTTAATAATAAAGAATTACCTTTAAGAACTGTTAAAAGAATGTATAGCTTTTTTGCTAGACATGAAGTTGATAAAAAAGCTCAAGGTTTTAGACCAGGTGAAGACGGTTTTCCATCAAATGGAAGAATTGCTTGGGCACTTTGGGGTGGTGATGCAGGGTTTAGGTGGAGTAAGCGAATTGTTGAATCTGAAAAGAAAAAACAAGAAAAAGCTCATGATATTCTAAAAAACACAAATATAAATTATAATAGCGCTATGGACGAAATAAGACACATAAAAAACATACAAGAAACTGATGAAGAAGTACTAGTTACTTTTGCTAAATTATCTGAAGAAACATCTGAAGAACATTTAGAAGAAGAAAGACCAGGCGATCATGATAATGAGGAAAGAAAAGATAAGGATAAAGAAAAATCTTATCATGATGATGAAAAAAGTGCGCATACAGATGAAGAAAAAGATGGTCATTTAGATGAAGAAAAAGATGGTCATTTAGATGAAGAAAAAGATGGTCATCTTGAAGAAGAAGAAGAAGAAGAAGAAGAAAAAAGATCGGACCATTTTAAAGTAGGTGATTTTGTTTCTTGGGATAGTTCTGGTGGAAGAGCTAGAGGTAAAATTGAAAAAATTGAAAGAGATGGCAAAATAAAAATACCTGGCTCTACAGTTTCAATTACAGGTACAGAAGATGATCCTGCAGCTTTAATACAACTTTATAGAAGTGGAGAACCGCAAGAACAAAGAGTTGTACATAAGTTTTCTACACTAAGAAAAATAGATCCTATAAGATCTGCAAATGTAACTTACTATATTTCTAGACAATTAAACAAAGATTTAATTGATGAAGATTCTAGAACTGTAAGAATAGCGCTTACTTCTGAAACTCCTGTAGAAAGAAATTTTGGAAAAGAAATATTATCGCATGAAAAAGATGATATAGATATGGAATTTATGGCAAGTGGAAGAGCTCCACTATTGCTAGATCACAATCCTGAAAGACAAATAGGTGTGATAGAAAAGTTTTCTCTTGACAGAAACACTAGGCGAACCTTAGCACATGTTAGATTTGGTAAATCTAACTTGGCAAGAGAAATTTTTACAGATATACAAGACGGCATTCGTCAAAATGTAAGTGTTGGGTATCAAGTAAATAAAATGAGAAAAGATCCAGAAACAAAAGATGCATATAGAGTTTCTTGGTCACCAATGGAAGCATCTATTGTTTCTATACCTGCTGATCAATCATCAGGCGTAGGAGTTGCAAGAAATGCTGAAAATAATAACAAAACTCAAAAAGAGGTAAACAAAATGTCAGACGACAATAAATTAGAAAATGAAGAGATTCGTTCTAAAGTTTACGCTGAAGCAAAATCTAGTGTTTCTAAAGAAATTGACGAAATATTAGAATTAGGCTCACAGCACGGCAAAACTGAATTAGCTAGAAAAGCTATTAAAGATGGCGTTTCAGTAAACGATTTTAGATCTAATCTTTTAGATTCAATACGTTCTGAACCTATTGAATCACCTGATATTGGTTTAACTGCTAAAGAAACTAAACAATTTAGTATTATGAGAGCAGTTAGAGCTATGTCAAACCCATCAAGCAGAAAGTTACGCGAGGAAGCAGCTTTTGAATTTGATGCAAGTGAGGCAGCAAAAATTAAATATGGTAGAAACTCAGAAGGATTAACACTTCCTTCAGAAGTTATGTCAAATTGGTCTGTTCGTGATGTTAACACATCAGACGATGCAGGCGGTGTTGGACAAGCATTTTTACCAGAACGTTTTATTGATGCTTTAAGAGCTTCATCAGCCGTTTTGCAAGCTGGAGCAACTGTACTTGAAGGATTAACAGATAATGTTAAAATTCCTAAGCAAACAGGTATAGCAACTGCTGCTTTTATATCTGCTGAAGGTGGCGCTGCGTCAGAATCAGAACTAACTTTAGGATCAATTACAATGTCTCCTAAAACAGCTTCTGTATTTACTGAAGTTACAAACTTAATGATGCAACAATCTAGTTTAGATATTGAAAGACTAATCAGAAATGATTTAGCTGCTGGAATATCAAAATTAGTTGACACTGGATCATTAGCAGGTTCAGGATCAAGTGGTAATCCTACTGGTATTGATAATACTACAGGATTAAACACAGTTAATTATACAGATAATGATCCTACATTTGCAGAAGTTGTAAGTATGGAAAGTGCAATACTTAATGATAATGTTATTTTAAACAATCCTGTTTATTTAACTACAAGCGCTATCGCAGGTGCTATGAAAGTTAAAGCAAAAGATTCAGGATCAGGTTTATTCGTTAACGAAGGAAATAGAGTTAACGGTTACCCTGTAATTGTTTCAAATAACGTTGCATCTGGTGTAATGTATTTTGGTAACTTTGCAGACTTGTTAATTGGTTTCTTTGGTGGTTTAGATTTATTAGTAGATCCTTACACTAACTCAGCAAACTCAGTTACAAGACTAAGAGCTACACAATTTTTAGATGTTGCCGTAAGACACGGTCAATCATTCTGTAAAGGAGAATAATCCTTATAAATTAAGGGCGGCTTTTGCCGCCCTTTTTTTTTCATGAAATACGAAGTTTTAGAAGATTACATTATTAACAATAAGATTGTTAAAACTGGAACAATTTTATATTTAGATAAAAAAACTGCACAAGAACTTTTAATAAAAGGTAAAATAAAGGAATTAAATATAGTTAATAATAGATCTATAGGATTAAAAACATCATCAAAAAAACTTAAAAACAATGGCGCTTGAATCAGTAAAAGATTTTGACTCGTATCTAGATAATAGAGCTTTAGCTATAAAAGCTGATTTTTTTGAAGTACAACAAGCATTATGGGATTCAAGGGCTGGTTTTGTAGATACCTGGTTAAATATTGATTTAGGTGATAATAAAACTATAAATATTATTATGGAAGATGATTACTTTAGTATTTTAGGAGCAGGAGTTAATATTGCAGGACATGAACCTACTGCAACAATAAAAAGCTCAGATGCTCCTTATATATCTCATGAAGATGAAATACATGTACACGCAGTAACGTCAAAAAAAGGAGAAACAATAAAACCTGCTACACAATATAAAATTATTAATGTGCAAAATGATAAAACTGGTTTTATAAAACTTAGATTACAAAAACAATAATGTCTGAATGGTACGCAGAAACTGATAGTGATTTTAATAACTATTTTGATTTAAAAGCACATGGTGTAAGTGCTGTTTTTACTAATACAGGTGGCACACCAAAAACAATACAAATTATACTTAATGAAGAATATATAGATGTAGGAGATGAAGTTAGTATTGAAAGTAATCAACCTATGGCTTATTGTAGGAGTATTGATGTTTCAGATGCTGTTTTTGGCAATACCTTGGCTGTTTCTGCTATACTTGATATTGAAGGTAATGTAATAAGTGCTGCACAAAATTATAATATAGTTGATGTACAACCAGACGGAACAGGTATTACAATTTTAATTTTACAAGAGAACTAATGGCTAATCATAAAAGACAACAAATCAGAGAAGCAGTAGGAACTAGAATAACAAGTTTAAGTACAACAGGAAGTAACGTTTTTCAATCAAGAGTAT